GCTTAATCCGGTTACGATCCATTCGTATTGAATGTCAAAATAGTCATAGAATTTTAGGGCCTTGTCGATAAGCGATTGCGGAATTTCAGCGTAGTATTCAGACCAGATAAATGACTCCTCGAAGATCCAGTCTTTCTCTGGCAAGACCCCACCGTGCCTTAATGTATCGCATACTTTTTGCAAGGAATTTCCCTTAATAGTCGTTTCAGAACGTTTGGCTAGGTATCTATCAGACAAGTTCACTTTACCCCCCTCTATATAGCCAGAATCATTCAAAAATGCCACTGTGGAAGGGGTTAAAAGGTTCAGTCGCAACATTCTATTAAGTTGGGTTTCAACCGCGTTTAAAGCCGAAAATGAGACACAAGCCATTGTTTCCACATTCCTCTTTTTCTGTCTCTCCTCGCTTGGTAGATATTCAATCCAGTTCCCTGTAGGCTCTATTTCTTCGAACGGAAGACCTGAAACAGTTCCAGCAATAAAATCTGTTTCCCTGATTGGTTCGATTAATACTCCGTAGTTTTTCATGTTTTTGTCTTAGTGAATTAATCTGTAATTTATTTCCCTCGTCAAATATTCGATTGCATAGGCGTAGGCTTCATCGCTATTGGCAGAAAAACTTATACCAATTTTATCGAAAAGGAAACATACCGAATGGAATATCTCGTGAGCCAATACCGACTGGCTGTATAGTTTAAGTTGAATGATCGTTTGCCCTCCCTCTAACATTACCGTTCTTCCCCTACCGGTCATTATCAATTTTTGTTTTTCGTCTTCGCTTAGTTCATATCCCTCCTTTCCGATTGCCTTCACAACCTCCTCTGTCTTCATTCCAATGCATACCATGACGTCAAATGGATAGATGACCCAATCAATAACATGTAATTGTTTCTTTTTCATTGAAATTGTTAATTGATTAAATTGGAGGGAGAACATTTGCTCTCCCATTCCTTCGTTTTTTTGTCGGCCCATTCTTGAGCCTTTTTTCTGATTTCATCTTTCAAACAATCTTCCATTTCCATTCCTCCTTAAATCAATCAATAGATTTTCGCGTTCATTCTGCTGTCGTTCGACAATTTGTTTCTGTTGTTGTTTCCAATTTTGTTTCATATATAATCACCCGAAACAGGGAACATGCACCTAGAATACATGTAGGACAAGCCTTATTTCCCTGTTTTAGAGGATCAAATCTATAGCAATAATAACCACAGAAACGGAAACTACCGCAACTATGAAATATACGACATCAAAGAATTCTATCTCTGGTTCTATCATACTTTTGGTTTAATAATTTTTTTGTATCTTTTTATTAACTTCTCAATATCTTCTTCTCTTATTTTATATTCGCTTTTGGGTTTTACTTTTTTAAACTTCCCTTCTTTTTTGAGTTGAAATAATTTTATGCCGATAAAGATCGCCACTAAAAACGTTAAAAAGGGATCATTCACAATCATCATGTTTTTTTGTTATTTTTTAGCGATAAAATCCCACACGAAATTAGAAAGTATCGTGAAAATAGTTGTTAATATTAAAACTATGCCTCCAAGTTTGACATTCGATATTTCTTGCTGTTTCTCGAGAGACCTAATCCTAAGACAGTGATCGTCTATATATTTTTTATGTTCTGCGCAAGTTTCTTTTCTTTCTATTCTATTTTTAGCGCAATCAATTTCTATGCCTTGAATCTGTCTTGAATAACTTTCTTTCATTCTTGAAAATTCATCTTTAATAATGACCATTATGTCATCTTGTTTCTTAAAGATCGCGTCGACTTGAACCTTGATCACAGCAAGATCAACGGTCTGTTGATTATTTTGTTCTCTGATTCTTTCTGCTTCTTCTTCTGTCATAATTTTCCTTGGTTTAATTTATTAATAAGGTATTGACTTAATTTTTAGATGTGGTATGCTTTAATCGTTGTTACAGCAACGAAATTATGCTATTATTTACCGATTCCGCTTGATGGTGCTGTAACACTGTTAGGCGGGATTTTTAGTTTTATTCATGACATACATCAATCAGTCTGAAAATCAATTTGGTGCTAGAAACAGAAGGCTAAAAAGAAGAAAAATTACCTATAAAGACTTTTTATTATCAGAAAAATGGCAAGAAATTAAACTATATCTATCTCAATTTGAAGAATTTAAAACATGTTCATTGTGCGGAAGTGATCATAACTTGAATTTTCATCACCATACTTATCACAAGATGTTTAGGAGACTAAAATTGCAAAAACTTACTGTTGTGACTCTATGTAATTTTTGTCATAATTCACTTCATCTTATTGCCAGAAAAAATAATTGGGGCCTAAGACAAACATTCAAGAATATGAAAAAAGAAAAAACATTAAGGTGATTTTTAATTTAATTAATTAAGGAGCGGATATGGAACAAACAGAATCTTTTTACGGAACATTTTTAATCGCATTTCTCCTGTTTCTGATCTTATTGGCGATCACTCACACGTTTACAATTGCTTTTTGGATATTTTTAGGAATTGCGGTATTCATACAAACATTTCGTCTTTTAAAGATACTTTTAGGGTTTCTTCTTTTAGCATTTATCAATTTAGTGGGAGGGATATTAGACCTTAAATGGGCATTAGAGATATTCCTTGCATTGTTTGGATTGTGGATATTTTCGGCGTTTTTATCGGTATTACTTTCCTGACCAATCGTCAGAAAGTCCCTTCGTTATTTCATTACGTTTTATTGTGGCAGGCACTGTTAATTTTCCACTAGATTTTACTATCCTTTTTGCTGTTGTCATCGGGTTAAATAGAATATCCTTAAATATCTCCCTGAAGGTTTTTAACTCATTCGGCTTCAATAAACCTTGAATTTCTTTGAGGTTTTTTTGTAATGCGTTTTCAAGATCAAGGGCATTCATAGTTTTAAGTCCTCCGCCTCTTGGTACAAGGGCGGCTCTCAAGAATCCTCCCGGGCCACCTCCTAGAATGGAATCAATGGCGTTCCATAGTGATCTCGCCCCCCCCTCTACTAATTTTCTATCATTTACTTTCTGTTTCAGCGTGTTCACTTTTTCAACCATATCGCTAGCCAAATCTCTTATATGGATCAAATTTGATATTTCCTTATCTGTTGCGTCATACACTGGATTTTTAAATATATCCTTGGCAGTTTCTTTCAGCCCTACTCTGGTATTTTCCGCGAATTGTTTTTTGAGTCCTGAGGCCAATTCTCCATTGGCATTAAAACCATTCAAATCAAGGCCGTGTTGTTTAGCAATATTATTAATATCGCTTACTGTTAATCCTTGTGTGGAAGCCTTTTGTTTTACCTGACTGACCATTGACTGCATTTTTACGTTTCCAGTCTTTGTGTAATAGTCTTCCATTTGGTTTAATGCATCATCAACGTAATTATGAGATACTTTGCTTGATCCAACTTTTATGCCCAGCTTCAGTTCGGGCAATTTTTTGACTGTTTTGTTTTTATCAAGGATATCTTCCAACCCCCTAGATAAACTTTCGATTTTTTTATCTAAAGTTGAGGTTAAGTCTTTATAGGTTTTGATTCCTTTAGTATCGATACTGGTAAGGGCTTTTTTCGCTTTTTGTATATCTTCAACTTTACCTTGTGTGATTGTACTTGCCAATCTGTCTATTTTTTGTGCGTCAGTCATTCCTGTTTTCAATATCTTAATTGCATTTGCTCCTCCCGCAACTACACCACCCATAACGCCTGCTTCGACTGTCTGCTTCACGTTTCCACCTGTCTGTAATGCTGTAGGAATTGCCATTTCTCCCGCCCCCGCCACTGTTCTTGATAATATCTTAACCAATGGAGATGCAGTTTCCGTTACTGTAGATATTTTGCTTACGGCCTTTCCTGGAATAAAATACTCTGCCAATTGTTCCGCCGTCTTCCCTCCAGATTGCGTTGCATTCGTCGGTTTCGTGAATTCTTTCGGTATTTCTACCGCCGGAGTTTCTTTTTGTCCCATGAACGCACCGACTGTCTTTTGCAATAATCCTTGACCAGCCTTACTTGTTCCACTGATAGTTGAAAAAATACCCTTTGCTCCACCAATTAAGGAATTTTTATAGAACTCACCAGTTTTGTTAATAACATCACCAGCACTTAATGACATAGTCTTGCCTTGTGTGGGTTCTGTCGCTCCTATAGGCCTACCAGTTCTTCTGTCTATATCCCTTCCCTGAACTCTTATAATATTCTTCTGTTCTTCAGTTGGAACACTTGCAACAGTCGGCATTTTACCGCTGAACTTTTTAGACATGAAATTCAAAAGATCACGGTCATTATTAACCTGTCCTCTTCCGTAAAGTATTCTCGATTGAGATATTTTTTGTGATAAATCTTGGCTGTTTTTGGATAGATTATTAAGAATATCCGTATCTGAGTATCCCTGTAATCTCTTTTCGTCCACTTTCTGCCAAAAATTGCTCATATTTTGAATTGGTGCTTCAACTTTTACTTGTTGATATTGAGCTAATACTTTGTTCGCATATGCTCCACTGTCATATTTTACTCCATATTTATTGACTCCCTTCTTTTCTACAGGAGTGCCTCCATTCCATGCCAAAGCAACCTGCCGAGGAGTATAACCCTGATTCAAGTAGTCGTCTATCTTCATCACAGCGACTTTATTTTGATTTTCTTTAGTCATGGGAGCATTGGAGTCTCCTAGATACGTTTTGGCCCAGCCTTTCCACGTTGAAGGCATAAACTGATAAGCTCCGGATTCCCCAGAAGCTCCTTTGGCTTTATAATTGCCACCGCTTTCAACGGCTCTGATCGCCAATGCTATTTTTTTTCCTTCTATGCTCATAAAGTTAGATTAGTTTATTACCAATTCCATGCGTCTTCAGATCCTGCCCCCCAAATGTCATCTACATTCTGAGGATTGGCCGCGGCATAATCTACTACAACGTTTTGAGGGTTAAGCCCCTGTCTTTCGGCTATGTCCGTATATTGTTTTGCCAGATTGCTATACAAAACTTCTTGCGCGCCGAACTTCTGATTTAACAGATTCTGAAATTCTCTCTTTACGTTATCAGGCAAAAATCCTCCTTGTTCTTTGAAATATCCATTAAATTTTGAAGCCCATCCCTGGAAAATATTTCCGGACTTTGCAGCAGTATCGTATTCCGTTTCCCTCACAACTGAGCTTGGATCAAGTGCCTTCATAAAGGTAAATATCATTGCAAGATCGGCCGGACCTCCAACTCCACTTTTAATAATATTATCTATCGTTCCCTTTTGTGTGGCTATTATGTTATAGTCCTTGACGATTTGTTCTCCTCTAAACTGAGACATCAAGGCTCTTTCGTTATCCACTACAACATTCGTATCTGTTCCGGTTTTTTCCGCTTTTCCAATAGGCCCTAAATTGTTAATAGAAGACTCCCCTGTGGCCGGATCTGTCGAGATAACACTCACATTCCCCTCATTGTCGGTTACTGTGTCGATCTTTAAATCAGGATACTGTTTCTTTAATTGCGTTTCGAGTTGTATCTTGAAAAGCTCTCTTTCAAACTTAACTCCTTCTGCTTGTCCGGCCTTCTTCTCGGCTCTTAACTGTGTATAAAGATCAAATCCCGCCTCCGCTAACTTGTTCTTATAATCCTTATTGCTTCCGATCTGATCGATTTTCATCATGTTGATCTTATTCATGCTGTCCTGAAGCGTAGTAAACATATCAAACGATTGAGTGGCAATATCCTTTTTAAATCCCATAGCGTCTTTACTGATTCCTAATTTAGCTTCGGCTAGCTCTTTCTGTCTTGTAAGGTCTTCAGTCTGAGCGGACATGAAGTCTTTAACCGTGTTCTGTTTAGCTTCTAAACCAGCAGCGACTCTCTGTCTTGATCTCAATAGTTCGTCCATTTGTTTAGTTAAAGGCTTCTGTTCCATTGCGATCAAACGTCTAGCGGCCGCTTCCGAAACTGGTAGTCCTTCTGTCCTCTTTCTAATATCAGCTTCCACATTCGTCAAAAGACCTTCAGTATCAAGTATAGTCTTATCCACTCCGGCTAACATCTGTTCCATTTGAGGAAGCCCTTGCTGTTCTCGGAATTTTTGAAGATTTTCAACTGCGGAAGGCTGGTTTTTAAGTTCCTCTAAATATTTAGACTGTTCTTGAAAATAGGTATTGAAAGAATCCTGCAAACCTGTCTGCATTTCTTGAAATTTAGCCAGAGTTGAATTGGTAGTGTCCTCCCCCATTTTACTCATTAAAGTTTCAATCTTAGCCTGTGAATCCGCTTGATTTTTGGCCATAGCTTCGGTGTAGGTCTTGAATTGAGTCATTATGTCATCTCCGCTGGATGGCGCTCCTCCTTGGGGAGTTTCTAAAGGATTTGGAGGTGTTCCGCTATCTCCCGTTCCTCCTGCCGGTGGAGTCGCACTGAAACCTTCTTTAATCGCTTGATTATAATCCGCTTGATCTTGAACAGTTCTTGTTGATTTCCCTTGATACATTGTCATTCCAGGAGTGAAACCTGAAGTTGCTGGAGTCCAGATTCCTTCGGGTGTATATGTTTCAGTTTTTCCTGTTTGAGTATTAATTCTTGTATCTCCTTCGTTAATACTATTTCCTGTGGTTGGAGGTTTCAGAATTCCTCTTTTCGCCATATCCGCACCCTCGGCTTTACCATATCGGACATACCAATCATTTAAAGCATTATTAGCTTCTGTTCCCATCGTCGTAGCATTTTGTCCTGGAAATCTTTTAGTGAAATCAGCCTGAACATCGGGACGGGCGTTATATATTTCGAGAAGAGATGGTTGATAAGCGGAGGGAGTAGAATTTAAAGAATACCCTTTCGATAAAAGTCTGGTTTTTTCGGAGGTTAAATTCGGATCATCTGAAGAAATCTCAACCGATGGAGTTGAACTGCCTGGCTTATAAAAATATACAGAAGAAATAGGTGCAGTCGGAGCAATTGGAGCAACCGGAGTCTTTGGGGCAACAGGTGCGATCGGAGCGATCGGAGCAACAGGTGCAGTTGGAGATTGTAACTTTTTTTTCTCCGCAACAGCTTTCGCAAGATTTTCTGCACTTAGGGCATTTGCCATATATATAAATTATTGTTTAATTAGATTCTAAAATTTTAATTCTTTCGTTTAATTTTTGAATTTCTTTTAAAAGAGGTGCAATAAGTTTTGAATAACTTACCGTCTCTGGTTTTCCCTCTTTGTCATAACTAACCAGTTCAGGTTTAATTCTATTGACTTCCTCTGCTATTAATCCGTATTGTTCAGCATAAGTTTTGTCTGATTTATACGTGTAAGAAACAGGGTTTAGGTTATATATCCAAGAACTATCTAGGTCTTTAACATTCTCCTTATATCGAATAGAGGAAGATACATAGCCCACTAAACCCGTATTGTCAATATAAACATCCCTATTCGTAACTCCGACTGTTGTGCTATAAACATAGGGCATTGTCACTGTTCCCGTATCTCCCCTAAATTCAGCGATAATAACTTCAGAACTTGCTATTCCTAATTTATATTGAGAATCAGATCCGCTTATACCCTGTATTTGAAAATGAAAATTTTTAGCGGCTTGAGCCGCTCCAGTCCATATTTTTGATTGCAAAATAAAGTCAGGAGATGATTGATGTGTTATGTTAGATGTTGCTGTTCCAGTAGTAGCAAGACTTAGCCCAATATAATCATAAATTCCCGTTCCAGTTGCTTTCTGGATAGCCTCTCCTGCAAATGTTGGACTATCTCCCGTTCCCAATCCTAACGAAGTTCTTGCTGTTGCTCCCGACTCTGCAACCCAACCTCCTGCACTTCCTACTATGATGTTACTATCAGCGGAAGAAAGTCCTGCGATAGCGGTTAAGTCTGCATCAAGAGGCTGATAAACACCGCTATGATCATGCCCCACTACTGAATAAGTAGCTGAAATATCAGGTATATCTCCAGAAACTAAAGCACTAGCGGAGATAACCCCAGCTGTTGCTCGGACAAATCCGGCAAGACTTCCGACAGTTAAAGTGTTGGAAATAGTTACATTTCCGTTAAAATATAGATACTGATCAGCGGTAGCTGCGGCGAAGATTCCGTAGATAAGAGCCTTAGCACGTCCGTCTGCCTCAGAGAGTCTTTTTGCGTTGTCTATAAAAAGTTTATCCGAAGCGGTTTCATAGTAGCCTGCATTTACTCCAATATAGATGCTGTTGCTTCCAGTCGAATTCGTATATCCGCTTCTTATCCCCAGACATAAATTACTGTCTCCGCTTAAATTTGAAAAACCGCTGTAATAACCAAAAAAACAATTATTCTCTCCGTCCACATTCGTGTAGCCTGAAGATTCCCCGATGAAAACATTGGCATTTCCTATCGTAGTATTTTGACCCGCACCGTAAGCAACAAACACATTGCTTGAACCTGAAGTTATATTCGCTCCGCTGAAGTTTCCAAGACATAAATTATAATTCCCCGTCGTGAAGTCTATTCCCGGATCAAGATTGCCTCCAAGAGAACTTCCCCCAATCGCTAAATTATTGTGTCCGATAGTTACCGTCCAGCCCGCGCAAAAACCTGCAAAGAAATTATCGTGAGCCGAAGTCATCTCTTGACCGCTTCCATTTCCGATAGCCACATTGTTATATCCGCCTATACAATGGAAGCCTGCTGATACTCCTGCAAAGAAATTCTCATGTCCGTCTGTGTTCGCGTTTCCTGCGTTAAGTCCGAAAAAAATATTATTGACACCTGTCGTTATTGATGCGCCTGCACCAGTCCCGATCGATATATTATTTGCTGTTGTAGAAAAAGTATTTCCCGAAATAGTCCATGGCCCAAAAGTTCCAACTAAAGCTGTGATCGAACCATCAGCTAGAATTCTAACATTCGCGTTGGCCAAAAGTTGACTTGCTTCACAGGCATAAATTCCAGTGCTATTGACTAGGACTCCTGCGGAATTTACAGTTCCATCTCCGACAGTGGCTGATGTCCTTATAACCGAGTTTGTGTTTATATTGAAAATAGTGTTATTGATTATGCCACTTGAAAAAGTCGGAGCTGATCCGTTGGTGGGAAGATTAAACACGAGTCCTAGAACTGAGTCGTATCCTCGTAGGCCTGAAGTGTCCATTATTACGCCAGTTGAACCTACTCCAACGGTAGCGGCGGTCTTGATTATCCCTCCATACATCTCGGTTGCGGTGATCGTAAATCCTCCGATGACTCCCGATGAAGCAACAATCTGCCCTCTAAACACTCCATCATTAAATTCGACATTTGCATCGTAACCTATCCGGCAACCAGAAGATCCGGAAACAAAGTTTGCGGTTCGCATTTCCGTAGCCTCTATTATGAAAAAATTTGTACCATTTCCAAATCTGCCCCTAGATGAATAAATATCCCCTCTAAATTCCTTTGAAAATCCTTGTTGATTCAAATTAGCCCCTCCATTTCCTACACCTCCACCCGTACCCGAAGGACCAAAAGTAAAACTGCCTTGTTGAAAGGTGGGTTGTAATACTGGAAATGTAGTTATTTGGTTCATATTACTTGTTCATAATCAAAATTAATAAGAACGCTATCAATTTCTGGTGCGGTTGAACCGGAATTTGTGATCTCCATTTTAAATTCCAACTCCCTCGCTTTTACTATCGTCTTAAAAGATTTTTCTAAAATTGCTCCAGCGGTTGAATAATCAAGAGTTCCGAGTGGAACCCAGCTTCCGCGATCTTTTTTATAAAAAGCCTCAATCACTTCTCCGCTTGCTAGTGCCTTGCCTAAAGTTATTTTCCATTGATCGTATTTTTTCCTCCTAAAAGGTTGACCGTCATCATGGATCATTGATTCATATAGTGCCGATCCTTGAACTCCTGTGCCATTAATAACGTCGATTCCGTAAACACTTCCATCTTTCCAGCCGACATATAGATCAGTCGTATTGGCAGATAAAACCATTCCCACTTGCAAAGTAGTCCCAGTTGTCGTCTCTGTACTGATTGCATAGTCCATATTCAAAGTTTTGGGATAATTCTCATCTTTAGAGGCCCATGAATACACTCCTCTTTCTACAGTTTCAGATGTCCCATTTGAAAGTCCCAAAAGAACTCGTCCTTGATAGTTGGACATCGCTCCAGGATATACTTCGATTGTTTTATCTTTCTCAATTCTTGGTATGGTCTTTATATTCCTCAAGGTCGTGTCTAGTCCTGTAAGCTGATAAATATGTCCCTGTTTACCGGCTGAGATAATTACAGATCCATCATCCGAAACTTCAACAGAATTGATTCCGTCTTCTCCTTTAAGTGTCTTGGAATAGTTATAATCTTCGCTAACTCCGTCCCACAAATAGTATTTCGCATTTGAAGAATTGTCTGAAGAACAGCCTATAAACAACCAATCTCCGATATTTTTTAAAACTTTTGATTTATAGCCAAATTCTAAGGTGATGCCCCCTCCAACTGTCGTACTATCATAATCAATCCCTGAACCGTCAGTTGAGATTATTTCTCTTCCATTTCCGATGAAAACCTTATCCAGAAAACATTCCACAGGATGATAGTCTGCGGAATTCAAGGCCCTTCCTGTGGTTATTCCGTCAGTTGAAGGGTCTAACTTAAATTCAGTATTTCCTGAACATATGACGACTAAATTAGTTCCGGAAAAAAACCCCATTCCTTGAGCGGTGGTTTTGATTGTTATCACCGAATAAGTATTAGAGGCTTTTTTATATATTTTTCCTGTATTGCCTAAAAAATACAGATTACTGTTTACGGTGTTGGTAACTCCGAACATCGGAAGATCAACAATGACAGAACCGCTGTTTTTGGTTGAGGCGGGGCTGATTTTCAAGACATCGGGATCAGAGAATATATCACAGCCGCTTGCGAAGCGAAAACTGCCCGATAATCCTATCTTGCTTCCACTTGCGATTCCCCCCGAGAAATTGTTAATTAAGAGACTTGGCATTGTTTTTTATTTATGTTATACTTAACTTAGTTGGAACTAGCAACTTTTTTATTTATGCTCCGTGCGGTGCTAGTTCCACCAAACGGGGCTTTTTATATTATTATGATTAAAAATTGTTTAGTTTGTAGGAAAGAGATAAAAACTGTTCCTGCAAGAATAAAGCTTGGTAGGGGAAAATATTGTTCTCGCAAGTGCTTTAAAATAAGTATGATCGGAAATAAACGTGTTAATACGGGAAGAACGCGATTCAAAAAGGGTTATCATTCCAAGACACAATTTAAGAAAGGATTAATTCCGTGGAATAAAGATACAAAGGGAATAATGAAGTCTAACAAAACATCTTTTAAAAAAGGTCAAATTCCTTGGGATTATGGTAAAAAACTTCCTAGGGGTAACAAGGCTGCAAACTGGAAAGGTGGAATTGTAAATAATTCTGGTTACAAATATATTTATATGCCACAACATCCTTTCAGCAATAAATCTGGGTATATTAAATATTCTCGTTTTATAATAGAAAAACATATATGTAGATATTTAAATTCTAAGGAAGTTGTTCATCATATTGATAGAAATAAATCAAATGACAATTTAATTAATTTAATGTTGTTTTCTAATAATAGCGAACATATGAAATTTCACTACAAAATAAGAAAATTAAGCAATAAAGGATGTTTTACCTAGCTAAGATTTTGAGGATAGTCATTATAATTTACAACTTCAACATTTTCTTCAATTACTCCTGATGTGGTTAAATTTCCGCCTGTTTCTTTCAATTCTTGCAATCCTCTTTCAAATTTAGCATTGTAAATCGCATACAGATTTTGATTTTCTTTCTGCAGATAATATTGTGCTAATGCAAAATCAAGAGGCAATGTTTGAAATGTTTCCGGTAAAAGAGAAAATTCTCCGATTGTATAGCTTTCGCTTCCAGCGACGATAGCTGTTCCGCCATACTCTCTTGCTAAAGTAATTGCAGTATTTCCGCTTCTTCCTGTAATCTCGTACCATATCCCTTCCGCATCTATTTTAAAATATCTTCCAACGAATGCCGCTGTCCAAGTTGTCCCGCTTCCGGTTACGGCTGTTCCGCCATTGGCTAGAGTAGTGATGTTGCCGGTTACATAATCATCTTGAGATAAATCTTTAACTCTCCGCTTATATCTGATAGTTATTGTATAAGCAGAGGTGGAGCTAAATGGCCATATTTCTATAGTATTTCTTTTAACAAAATAATAGGTCGGATATTCTTGCTCGCTAGAAGTTGTTGATCCTCCCACTAAAGCATTCCAAGAGTTTTCATCGTAAGGATATTCAACGGCAATATAATCTATTGAATTAATTGTTACTTTTATGTTGTGTATTTTTTCGCAGTCATAAGGCAACGGATAACTTTCATTTCCGTCAACCGTGGTGTCGGTAATTGAAGTATAAAAATACTCCGCGTCTAATTTTTCGTAGCACTTCCTTGACCCTTCGTTTAAAAGAGCCTTGAAAAGAGTTGTGGAAGCAGTATCACTGTCCCCCGTCATCGATTGCAATCTTTCGTATGATTTTTGAAAAGAAATCATTGTATTAAATTATTGATTTAACTAAGAATGGAATCTCTTTTATAATCTTATTAAATTTATATTAGCGTGCCTTACTGTTATATCGGTGGTACTTGTTTGATTGATTACCGAACACCACACCCTATCACCTTCGGCCAAAGTTACTAATCCACTAGATGACATCGGGGTATAATCTGTAGTGGCAAATTTTCTCGAAACGGCAATATTATCTAAAGGAGTGGTATTTTTATTCATCTCGAATTTGAATGTAGTATTGGCGGTGGCGGCGTGAGAAGTGTTGTTCATTTCTATCTTATATACTCCGGCACTTCCCGTATCGCATTTAAGATAAGAACCCATCGCCCAGTCGGCTGATTGATTGGAAACATAGGCCTTCGTAAAATAGAAATTATCAGCGTCTATTTTAGTGATTGTAAAAGTTCCATTATAGTTGGTGGAAGAGTGAACAGTGATAATATCTCCAGTTAGCAATCCATGTGCAGTATCATTTAATTTGACTGTTCCCGCCACCGTTGCTGAATAATCAGTTATATTACCTGTTCCTTCTTTTCCTGCTGTAAAAGTAAATCCATTTACTGAACCAGTAATCAGATGTACTAAAGCGTGATACACATCTTGAGTTCCTATACTGATGGATGTAGCATTTTCGTATTTATACATCTCTCCATAAAATGTATCTAATATTTTCCGATTAGATAAATCAGACGTCAAAGCAATCGTTCCTGTAGCATCGGGAAAAGTGTAAGTTGCCGTTTCTGTAATTCCCGAAAAATCAAGATATCCAACAAATCCGCTTGTCTGCATAGTAAAACCACCAATACCGTTTGGAGATATCCTTCCCAAAAGTTCGTTTCCCGCCATATCAGAATGAAACTCTAATCCAGTGCCATCAACGATTTTAAGTGGTGCTGTTAATAATCCATAATTAGATAAATCAACTACGCTTGTCGCTCCGGTATAAGGAACATAAGTTGCCGGTATTGTTGTTCCAAGTGCGGTATCAATTTGAGCGTGGGTATTCGTGCCGATATTCTGCAATGCAGTATGGTCGAATAATCCAGATAATTCCGAACCCAAAGTAACTGAAGTTCTTATTTGTATTTTTCCGTTACCGACTCCCTTAACTAGAACCACACCCATTTCTTTTATATAATTAGGATAACTCGGTCTTGTAGCAGTAATACCTCCAGCGGTGGTCGGTGATACGTAGACTACATCTCCTTCGTTAAAAGCATTTGTATTAAAATTTTCAATAACTCCAGTAATAAAACATCTTCCAAAACCATTTATTGCAATATCTTCCGCCGCTATTCCCACGGTTTTTAATGTAGTTGTAGAGTCAGCTTTAGCCAGTCCGATATTTGGAGTTGCTCCAGTTGCTCCAGTAACATAAATCACTTGTCCTTTAGTGATAATAGAAGCGGTGGTATTTCGAGCGTTAAAGTAAGTATCACGGCATAATTCATACATAAAACCCAAATTATCAATCGCCTGAATGGTCGTCACTCCTTGTTCGTCCATTGTATGTAAAAGAGCAGTATCGACATCGGCGCTAGGAACTGAGACCATCTCTTTCAGCATTATTCCCTGTTCAAAGGTTGGAGTGCCTCCGGTAATGGTCTGAGGCGATGACTGGTTAATGCGAAAATATCCGGATAAATCAGGTGTGTCATTTTCTCTATATTCGCCTAAAATTTTATCAAATTTATTAGACATTAAGATACGATTATCGTGGTTAAGTGACCTGATACACTAATAGTTTTAACGGCGACCGTTGATCCATTTTTCTTATAAGTGATTATTATATTATTGACATCAGTGTCATCTATAATCTACGTATCGTATTGCGGGATATCAAAACCTTGAATTTTCTCGAGTATTGATAAAATATCAGCCAAAACTCCTCCTGTTTCTTTGGCGACGTTGGATATTTCCGGATTGTATAGTCCTTGCTGTATTTCCATTATAGTTTACTAGAAAACTCCTTGATTAAATCTATTTTCTTTTTAAGATCCGTTCTGTTTTCTTCCATTTTTCTTGCTTCTTCTTTTCTGATAGTTTCTTTTTCGTTGAACAATGTCTCTTCTTTTTTAAGATCGCTTTCTTTTTTAGACATTTCTTTCAATCTTTCAGCAATAGTCGCTTCTTTTTCTGCTATAATCCTAGTATTTTCTTCGATATTCTTATCCAGCCTTACCTTATCTTCTTGAAGCTTTGATATGGTATCGTTTAATAATTTAATTTTGGCTTCCAACGCCTCTATCTGCGTTGTTTTATCTTTTACCATAGCGTCAAGCGAAGATATTTGTACCTCAGTCTGGACTTTTAAGCTTTCTAAACGTCTAACCTCCAATCCCCAATTAGTCGCTTGATTCTTATAATTCTCTATCGCTTTCTGAATCTCGTATGGTATTGGTATATTTTTATCTTCCATAAATTTTAGTTAGTTTCAGTTACAACGTATCTCGGCGAAACTCCAGAAATAGAAATTTCTCCCGTGAATATTACACCTGTCGTGTCCCCAACTGATCCACCCGTTCCGTCGTCATTGACCGAACCGGCTTTTAAAGCGTGATGAAATACGGTAGTGGAAGCATCAGCCCCTCTCCTGACGTATAACGTATTAGTCCCTAGATTTTGAATAAACCAGCTTGAACGCCTTGAGTTGGAAGCGATAGCGGTTGCAGCACTTGCTATTGAGGGGGTGTTTACTTCGCTTTTTCTTACTAATCCAAATTTATCCATATTTTTAAATTATTTTTTAGATTTTTTAACTTCATCTTTCGATTCTTCCGGAGTCTTTTCGGTCTTAGCACCCAGCAATGAAATAGCCTGTTCAAGTTTAGCGGTTAATATATCGATCTGTTTCTTCTGAGTATCAACTTGAGACTCCAAATTATTCATTCGGGCCTTTTCTTTTCCTTTTTCTGCCGCTTTAGCCAAGATTGCGTCTAGTCTTATACCAAGACTTTCAGCTGATTTTTCAACTGAGATGTTGTCCAGATATGATTTCATTAATACTTTTCTCTCGTCGGGATCAGAGGTTTTAGCATGCAAATCGGCCATTTTCTTAGCACCATGGAAAGCTACATAATCAACAAAATCCATGCTTTTTCCCGCGGGTACTGTGTACTCGGCTCCTCCATGTTTGAATTTAAAATCCTCCACGGAAGGATTAAAGAGCTTTTTTAACGTGATTGGTTCTGACATTTTTTTAATTTAAAGTTTAATGAGGGGGAGAATGACTCCCCCCTTTCTCAACTACGCTATACAAAGGTCAACCATTGCCATTTCGTTCGTTCCTGCTGCGGCTCGAACAAATCCGATGATCTCATCAGTAGCGGCAGATGTGCCAACCATTGCTTGGCCTGTAACTGAAGCGCCACCCGGAGTGATTGGGTAGCCTTCGGTAACAGCCGAAGAACAAATAACATTTCCCTGTCCTTCTTTCTGAACCCATCCAAAGTAATTCTCGGTAATTGTCCCGATACCTACTCCTGCGGTATTCTGTGAAGGAGTTGTAACTGCTGTCAATCTGACAACCCCCTTCGGAGGGATTATCTCGCCATCATCCGTTCCGCCTGCCGCCAACGCTGTGCCGATGGATTTCTCCAAAGTTAGAGTTGTAGCGGTGTTAGCGACGATCTTGATCGCTTCCGTGCTTCCAGTCCCGCCTGTGGCTACTTGGAAGTAATAACCCACATAAGCATCCGTAGTCATCGCTCCGTCTGCGTCGGTGATAATAGTCGTTGTCGCTCCGTCCGGACCTGTTCCGGTAGCGGAAGTTAGATTAGTAATCGCTGTCACTGCGGCAGGTCTTACTAATTTGCCTTGAGCCAAAGCAGCTCCAGTCATTTTTACATACCTAAATACTCTTCCGTCAACAAGTTTTCGGATAGATCCGATAACTTCTTTAGCGATTGAGTCGTTGGCAGTAAGTTTAGTTGCCCAAACTCTGTTGTCTGCGTCTTCTTCTTGATAAGCCATTGTTTTGATCTTCCGACTTATTAATTCATCAGAAGATTAATTAGAATTAAGCGGCGGTTTTGAAGAGATCCGCCAACTCGATTAACTAAGCTGCGATCATCTTGTTCACTACATGCCAATTAGTTCCGTCTGAAACTATTGTGATTACGTCGTACTGTGCGTCTACTTCTACATTCGTAGCGGCTCCGTCGATCGTCTCTCCACCCGGAGTATCAATTGTAACTGCAGCTGCGTTTACAGAAGTCTTTTTGATCGTGTACCATAGTCCCGCCGTTCCTGCTACTGCCGGAAGCGTCAGAGTTCTAGCCACCGTGTTTCCAATCGTGTAAATTCCCGACATTGCGATCGTTAAGGTAGCATTTCCGTCAGCTCCTGCGGTTACCTGTCCATAAGAAGGAGAGGTCAACTGTATCTGTCCTGCCGTAGAACCCGGAACGATAGTAATATCCCCATTAACCCCGTCAGCGATAGTTATAGAACCTGAGTTTGTACCCTGATTGGTATCGATCACCAAGTCATAAGCCCCGCTGGTAGTTATATAGGCATTAGCCGCTCCCGAACCCATAACCAATTCAGCTAAAGCTCCTCCCGCTCTCGGGTTAAGAGTAGCCATCTGAGTAAGAGTTCCATCATTAGCAGCTGCTGAGAATACGAATCTACCATCCTCCTGTCCTGCCGTAGCATTCATTATTTCGCCTTCCAATCTTGCGTATTCCGTTACCGCGTCTCCTGCGTCCAGTCCTTCCATGATAAGAGTAAATACAGCGTCATTAGCAGCTGCCGAACCGGTAGAAGTGTGCTGAGTATGAACCACGACTCCGGTTACTCCGGTGTTGGAATTCAACAGGCTCAACATACCCTTATTGGCGGCAGAAGCTCCCGAACTGTTTATCTCTACTGTGGAATTAGTGGAGTCTTTACCATGGATGTAAATCGTAGTCGGGTTGTTTGTCATCGTTGCTCCCGAATAATCGAAATCAACCAAGTAAGAAGTTGCAGCGGCCGGAGTTCCCGTGTTGGTTACCCTGAAAATCGAACCACCTGCGGCAGTTGCTCCGCTGTTTGTAACTTCCAAACTCGCTTTGTTGTTAGCCTTGACTCCAGAACCTGTGATTAGAACATCCGACACCGTAGTTGCGGCGCTGATAACGCTTATTGCGTTTGCTCCGACAGCGGCATGTGTTACTTTAACACCCACACCAGTTCCCAAAGAATCCATAACCACTTCAATACCATTGGTCGTATCTGTAACTGTTCCGGCGGTATTAGTAACCGCATTTTCCACATACAGAACCGAACCAGTTGCAGAAAATGTTCCACCACCCGAAATATTGCCTATATCAGTCCTTACTATCGATACGAGATCAAAATCATCAGCAACCGTTCCTGTGGTTGTGGTTCTTGATGAAGCCACCGAAACTCCTGCGCCTATCTTATTGACCGTTCCCGTTATTGCGGTAGATGTCAAGTCGAATGTCGCCAGAGTTCCTGACGTGATAGCGCTATTAGCTCCCGTGTCCTGCACATAGAGCATTGAACCTGAAGTTAATGAAGCTCCAGCAGTCAAATGAATTATCTTGCCTTCAGTTATAGCAGCAGCTGCCGCATATACCTGAGTACCGGTCGTTAGACCAGCGGCCGTAAGAGTCATCCATGACTTTGTAGTAGAACCTGTAAAAGCTCCTGCGCCTACAAAGACAAACGGTGATTCAGAAGTCGCTGTACTATTGGTAACCGACAAGGTAGCCGCATTATCAGCATCAGTGATAGTCAAAGAGCCATCGCTCATTGCCATATCTCCTGCCGTATAAGTAAAGCTTCCTGAAGTCATCACTAAGTTTCCGGAAGAAAGAGTCAAGTTTCCCGAAGTGATAACCGCGTGTCCTGCGGTAATAGTAAGCATATCAGTTGCCGCGTTTCCTGCGATAACCGTTGCTCCATACCTCTTAACGGTGAACTGAGGGTTAGTTCCGTCGCTGAGATGAATATAACCTCCGTCTCCGCTAAAATTAGCTCCATTGGTTGTTGAGATCTTAATTCCAGCTCCGGAAGTCAAAGCGTTAGCCACTACGTTGATAACATTTCCGCTTGTAGCTGCCGATGAAGGAATTGTCAGATTTCCGGTTGCGGTATCGTCGTCATCGAGCGATAATAGACCCTGCGTTACGGTTACATCTCCCGCAGTTACCGTTAAACAAGTTGCATCAGCTGAACCCGTAATGGTGATCGAAGCTGTTGCTGTTAAAGCTGGAGTGATAGTTACCGCTCCGCTTGATACGTTTCCTATAGCGATAGTTCCCGCTCCGGTAGCGTTAATAGCGAGATTAGTGGCTGCGGTTAGAACATCGCATCCCGTAACCTGAGTAAACACCGCCGCTCCTGCCGCTGATACGCTCCAAGTAGCCGAAGTACCCGTTATATCCGCTCCTGTGCTGGTATTGGTCAACTGCAAAGTCGAACCCGTACCAGAGTTAGAGATAGTTATCACGTCATTAGTTGCGTGAACTCCTGCAAAGGTCAGAGAAGCTCCATCGATAGTAACGCTCTTATCCGAAGAATATAGAGAGTCCCATGAAGAACCTGATCCGCCTGTCGTTGAGGTCGGGATGGTGAACCATGCTCCTTCCGCGTAGCCCCTAAATCCCGTGCCTGTTATATACACAAGCCGTCCGTTAGCCAGATTGGCATCGGTAGGAACTGCGGCTCTGGTTTCGATCTGTATCTGATCGATGTCCAGAATTCCGTTGTTTTGCCTGACCGCTTGTACATATTTCTTGATATTTTTTAAGCTCATAAGTTTATGTTAATCGGAATCTCCGCGATTGCGGTCCATCCCTTTCGGGAATATTTCGTCATCCGATTTTGGTTAATTAAGCAGTTACCCCCTCATCTTTTGCATTGTGTCTCGGGCTAGTGCAGATCAACTGTCCGTAAAGCAGGAATTGTCCAGTAACTCCGTCCTGATTGATCGGTTCTTTGAATCCTGTCCATGCAATGCCGTGATTCCTTGGAGCTTCATTGTCAACTCCTTCAAGAATGCTTCCGCCAAGATTAACCATTCCATACTTATAATGGGAAAGACCTGACCAGAAAATAAAGTTTCTATTTAGATAATAAATATCACCAGAAGAACATTTATCATCAGCTACGATAGGGATTCCTCTGTAATAGATAGCCGTATAGCCTGCAAGACCTGTTAGAGTCTGGCCTGCGCCTACATCTCCGAGTCTGTTAACTTTTCCCCTAAAAGAACCTGCCGCGCCGTATTGAGCGGTAAGCGAAGGGAACAAGAGGTCTTCAATCGCTCTCCAGATCGTTCTGGTTGTGATTATAAGATCTGGAACATAACTTCCGACTGTGGCCGCATCGATCGATGCTCCGATAGTGTCTAAAGCAATAGAACCTACTGAGCTGGTTACATCCGCATTCAAAGCGGCATAAGTTGCTCTTGAAAGTCCTGCATAGTTAGCAGCAATTGTCTGGTCGTCTACGATATTATCAAGTCCATCGCAAGCATTACCAGTTCCACTTCCATAAAAAGCATCTCCTAAGTTATCCAATAGATCCTGTTTAGCGGATTCCATTTTATAAGCTTCTTGGTCGATTACCGAGAGAGATTTATTAACTGAAAGTTCAAGTCCGGGCATAGTAACAGATCCATACAGTGAACTCGGTGTCCATTCCATCTGGACCTCTCCGGTCTGTTCGGTTGTGTTAAAATTACCCATTCCTGTATACCAGCCCATAGCACTGGATTTCTGATACTTCAAAGTGTGTAAATATTTCTTCCCGAATCTCCACGGCTTGGCGTTGGACATTATGAGAGAAGTTATCAATGATCCGTCGAGAATACCGTCCGTTACTTTAGCGGCGACCTTCTCCATGGTCATCTGTTGTGTCTGTGTTCCGATTGTTCGCATAATTTTAAATTAGATTAATTATTCTCCTGCTTCAGCCAGAATATCATCGATCGATTTGGATCGAATCTCTTTATAACTGAAACTTTTTGCGGCTGGAGAACCTTTGTGCGAGGGCGGAATATAGCCTTCCTTTTTAAGCGTTTCCGCTTTAGAAGTCTTATCGAGAGATTTTTTAACCTCTAAGAGATGAGCCACTACATCATCATTACCGGTCTCAAGGATCTTGGTTAATACCGCTTTCCTGATATCGGGAGTGATTTCTTGTCCGATATCTTTTAATTGTTCGAATTTATTGTCGATGGCTTCTTCTCTTGCCCTGTCTTGAGCCTGAGTTTCCGCTTGTCTTCTCTCGAATTGAGTAATAGCCTTTTTTACGGCTCGTTCCTCTACTTCTTGATAGGTAGTGGGCTCAGGTTCAGGTTCTTGCACCGCTTTCAACGATTCAATTTCCTGCTTCATCATGTCCAATTCGGTCTTGAACGAGTTCTTCTCGTCTATGACCTCCTTAAAACGATTATAAGGAACTGAATCTGCCACTGGAGCTTTAACGTCTTCACCGACATCAGCGTTAGTTTGTTCTGTTACGGACGGGGTAACTTCCTGTGTCTCCTCAGGATTGTTTGTGTCGTCAATCATAGTTTTATCGCATTTGTCTAGTTGCGTTCTAGGTTATAATTAAGACTTCTTTAACATCTTCTTGGCTGTTTTTTTGATAGATTCCTTGTCCGGCTTTCCATACTTTTTCATCCATCTTTTGGCTATTTCGGGATGTTGCGCATACATGTATCTCATTTGCTTTAAGTTTTTGAATGGCATGTTATTGAATTATCGGATTAGGTGGTTGCATTGCTGGCTGTCCCATGGGTTGCGGAGGCATCGCCGGTTGTCCCGTAGGTTGAGGCGGTGTCGCTTGTGTCGGTTGTCCTTGCTTTAATATGCTCAATTCTCCACGTACATGCTCCATGTAATTCATCATCTTCTCTTCTCCTAATCCCCTGAATGTGTCGCTTTTCATTCTCTTGGCGTGAACCTGTACATGATCAGGAGTGGCCATTTGATAGGGAGGAACAACTTCGCCTTCATCCATTTGCTGATTTTCTTGTTCAGCTTTCAATATGGGGTCTCTATCTGCTCCAGGAGTGTTCGCATCAACTAAGTATTCAGCCATATAAAGCTTCGGATCTATGAAATAAAGTATGTTTTTCCTTGCCTTCTCTTTTGGCTTTTCAACTCCCATTTCTTCGTAATAACTTAGAGGATCTGATAGTTTGTTCATCATTTGGTTATTTACCTCTTCTCTCTTGGCCGCCATGTCCACCGTCATTTCACTCTTTATTCTGATCTCTTGACCGTCTTCAATGTCATCTCCACTAAACTTTAGGTATTCAATAGCGCCTTCTTTACCCAACATCTTGGCGTAATGTTCCTCCGTGTAATAAACCTTAGCCATCTGCATCATCCATCCATACACTAATTCCAGTTTCTTATTGATCCTCTTAACCGTTAGGTCGATTCTTCCATAATCCCCCTGTCTTAGAATGTTTCTTCCGGAGGCGGTCTCCTGAGGTCCTCTCTCTCCCCTGGTTGTCCCGTGCGTTCCCATTACGTTGTCTAAAGCTCTCTGAGACTCCATTAAATCGTTGAATAGCACGGGACTTATGGGTTGAGGAGCGACATGAGTTATGGCATCCGAAGCCTTCCCGGACTTGATCCACAAAGGAGCGTTGGGATTGACCAGCATCTTCTTGGCCTCCTCCTTGCCTATAAACGAACCTGACACAACTTCCCTTCCCAGAGCTTTAGTCGCGGCCTTATCTATCAATCTCTTTCTCCTGTTAATAATGTCTTGTATCACTTTGCCTTGCTCGAAGTCTGTGGTGTCTGCATAGATGCTGTTTCCCAGACTCTTAAGCGATAGTATAACGTAAGGTTTTAGAGGTTTGTCAAAGTAATTTAACAGAATGTTTTTAAGTTTTTCGTTCTTTACCTTTTTGGACCATTTCTTTTTGAGCTTCTGCAAACTTTCTTCTCTATTCTCATCCCAGTTCCAGTTAGGGTTTTTCTTCTTATCCAAAACAATCGAACCGACTTTTAAAACCACAAATTCATTGGTCCAGTATTCTATGTACCTGATATTAGTTCCTAATTCCTTGCCGAATTGAGTCTTTAACTTAGCTTCTGCTTTGGGATACATGTCTATAAGATCGCCCAAAGTATCCTCTCTAAATTCGACTATAAACTTGGCGTTCTCTTCGTCGGTGGCGTCTTTGTCTATGAGAACCCTCTGTGCTTTTAATACCTTTATTTCAAAATCATCCTTGAACATATCAAAACGGAACTTTAATACTCCGATTTTAGCTATCATCGAAGACCTGACCCATTCCTCGAATTTAATCAACATGTCCTCATCGGACCATTTCCATGAAAGCCACGTCTGTGTTTTATCTGCGAGTTCCTTGCTCTCGTCCTTGTCTGTGCCGGGAAGTACGATAGGTTCTCTGCGCTGTGAGCATATAATGGCCATAATAGTTTCAGTCGCCATGTATAACAGGTTCTCGGCAGTAGGAAGTTCCCAGTCGAACCTCTTCCTGTCTAATTGCTCTCCGAGATAATAGGCTTCATTCTCGTCCTGGATGGCTTTAACGTCGTCATACAGAGGCTTAGAATTGCGAATATCGTTGTCTATTTCCCTGATAATGTCCTCATCTTTCATAGATATCTCAAGGAGCTGTTTAGGCTCGTCAGCACCCTCTATCTCGCTGGACTTGTGTAAAAGGTTTTTGATTGTCTTAAAAATTGACATAGATTAGACTAATTTTAATTGATTTTTTAACTGCGGAGCGATTTTTAACCTGTTGGTTACGCTCCTTCGGGGATTAAATCACCGCTCCGCAAATAAAAAAAGAACACAACCTTGAGCCTCTCGGCTTTGGATCGTGTTCGTCTCGCGGTAAGATAGAACTATTTTATATCCCGCTAGTAGGTCTTTGTCGTTTTAACCATTCTCATTGTGCCCTCTCTGTCTATGAATAACGTGATCTCAATGCTTTTGGGGTTAGAGTCAAATATCTTTTCCCAAATACCCTGATACTTCCTGAAAATGATGAATAGCTTTGCGTCTTTATCTGTAAGCTCGACAAATGACGTATTGTTCTCAATTCCTGATGTATTTCCCATTTTCTTATGTTAAAATCTTCCGTTCTGCTGTGTGCGCTTCTCGTTCAATCTCTTGGCCAGTCGTCCATCGATTTTGGCCATTCTCTCGACGTCGTGCTTTGAAACGTTAAGTGCTTTAGCTCCCTGAACTTTGACATATTCCGGATTGACTTCCCCTGCGATCCTTGGCTGGACAATGTCGTTCCTGTGCTTGTACTGCTGGCGTTTGATGTCCTCAATAGTCCTGTGTGAGTTTTCCCTGAATTGTTTAATCATATTTTTGTTCTTAGGTCTTCTTCCATCTTATCCAGTTCTTTCTCGCTTATCTCTAAAACCTCCCCACCGCCCTTTTCAACCTTGAGAGGGATCTCTGCCTCATCTTCATAGCGCGTTACTTCTAATATCAGGACTCCGAATAATTTGTAAGAGGTTTTTTTCATGATTATTCCTTAATCTCAATACCGAACTTAGGCGCTAGACCTATAAGATACATATCACCCGTTCCGAGTTCTTTCTTTGCGGACTTGTTATTGATGATCTCTGTGATCAAACCATGTTCGTTATTGGATAATTCAATCTCGACTTCTTTGTCCTTCTTTACATCCCACACAAAAGTATTCCCGTCTGTTCTCATATTGACCTTTAGAGCTTCAGGTCCCTTGATAGCCTTGAAAAATCCGTCTTCTGCTTTCTTATCAAACTCATACTCGACGAAAATCTTCTCCAAGACTCTTTGAGCGGCCATGACCCCTGAAAGATCCAATCCGCCTTTAGAATAGGCTAGGTTCAAGAGATTCTTGATGCCGAACCTCTCTTGTAGTGTCAGATTCACTTTTTTCATTGTTTTATGTTTAATTTGTTAAAAACTATGCGTATCTCCAATCTTTTTCTGGCTCTTCTTCTCTTGCCATGTCTTCCTCTGAAACGAAACCATCTTTGATAATGACTCCGGGCTTATAGTGATGATCGTTCTTGGTTAGGACTGCACCGTCATTTTCATTGTTCATGGATTCTGCTACTAGTGAAGCATATCTATATTCGTCCGCTCCATGACTGGTCCAATCATGCTGGGGGTTATCTTTGAATATTTTTTTATCATCGTCATATTCCTTGGTGTATTGGGGTATAAGTTTCAACCATTCCTTGCATTTTATTTTATCTACCCATAACTTTTTAAAAAACCTTCTTCCTGCATCTATGCCGTCTTGAATTGAAACGCTTGGCACCACCTCAAAATCGATCCCCAATGTCCGCGCTGTGTCTAGTCTGGTCTTTCCCGTGGTCAATTCTTTGGCCTTAATGTCGTGCGGAGCGAAATGCTTGCCGTATATATAACCCTTATCTTGCAATAGTTTGATATAGTGAGGTAATCCGACGTTGTTGTTATCGTAATAATCTATCTTGTGCCATTCTGCGCCTACAACCTGATAAAATCCTATGCTCATGGCATCTGATACTCCCAGATCCCATACAGTGTGTACGGGAACGGCCGGATCATAGGCCACATTCATAAATCTTCCTTCCTTCTCTGCTTCGTTGTATTCCTTCCAATAGTATGCCCCCAAAACTCCGCCTGAAAATGAACAATAATATTCCTGTTGGATCATATCTTCAGTCATTCCACTATCCCTCTCCTCCTGTATATCCTCTTCTGTCAGAACATTTGTATCGTTGATCGTTAATTTCTGCACAAACCATTTCGGATTCTTAATAGCCATTTCATATAGATCGTAACCGTGATTTTTCCCTCTTGGAGTGAAGTTGAATATAGCCCATCCTTTGTTTTCTTTCAATATAGGCCTGATATAGTCCCATGCTTTAGGGTTTTGCAAACTGTATTCGCTGAATACGCATCCTCTCGGATTCGTACCTACTACGTTGTCAATGTTGTCCGTTCCTATAACTTGAAAGATTGAACCGTTTTTATATTTAATCTTCATTTCAGTCTCATTCGGTTTGCCGTCAATCAACTCTTTCGGGAAATGGTCTAAGTATTTAATCCCGTCTCTTCCGATGTTATCCCATAAAGCCTTTTTTCCTTGCGAATATGTCGGATAGAAATAATAATATATTCCTTTATTTGCCTGCATTTCTCTTGCTACAAGATTCAGATCAACCTTATCTTTACCACTCCTTCTATGCCAGCACTGGAGTATTCTCTTATGTCCTGTGTCAAACGCTTTCAACATTTTTAACTGATACGTCCTCGGCTGGAATTTGTGGGGAAGTGTTATTTCCATATTGTACGATTTGAACCGTTATCGGATTATTCGGATCAGTCTCAAGAGTTGTCGGAAGACTCTTGGCATAAAGCTTCATCATTTGTTCCGCGGCCCACATCTTATCCTTCTTATCTCCCGTCTCGTAACAAGCCGTGATAAATTTAAAAGTAGGGCCTGCTAGTTCGGTCATATATTTAACAACTTTTATTTCTTCTTTTAAACTTTTTCTTCCGGCCATAGTTTGGATATTAATAATCTACACTTGGCTTAAACTGAATATATTTCGGACATTTGATTTAAATTACCTTTTTTAGTTTTCCATTTTCCATTATAAAATTTTCTTTTATATATTCGTCGATGTGGACTGCAAGTCTCTCAAATAATATTTCCGCGGATTTATCAATGGTTAATTCTCCCCAAAACTGCCACTTACCGTCCTTCAAATCGAAATGTGACTTTTTGCCGTCTTTCTCAAACTCTATGAAATACGGGATAGTTGTGTCTGCTTTTATGTCGCAATCATTGTTTATTCTTTTTGTATCGGGCATAGTTTTGATTTTAAATATAAAAAAAGCGCTTTCAAAACAGCGTTTCAATAAAGAAACATTGTCTTAAAAGCGCCTATCTACGACGTGGAGACCTTCCGCGCATAGCGTACCGGCCGCGTTGTTCAAAGTTCTATAAACATACTAGCACCGATTTAATATTTTGTCAAACTACGTATGTTACTTCACGAGCCTGCCTGTGGATAACTACTTATATTGGCTTATCTAAGGCTCTTGACACGCCCAGTGTGTGTGCTATACTGTAGGTATAAGGATAAGGGAATGAACATTAACAATCTATAATCAATTAAAAATAAAATCATGAGCAATTATTATGACAATGGAAATGGCGCGGACGTTCGATCTGAATGTCCCGAATGCGGAGAACTCAACAAGTCAGGCTCTGAAGAATGTGAGAATTGTGGTGCAGACTTAACCACATAAATTTATTAAAAATTATTAACGCCGTAAAATACGGCAAAAGGAAAAAATATGAAAACAATAAACAGTGTCTTGACTCATTGGGGTAATATAATCGAAGTAAGTGATGATAAGATAGAAGGATTCAATCTGGGAACTATACAGAACCCGGAAAAAAATTATCAAAGAGAAGAAGTAAAATATTCGTCGAAAAAGGAAACGAGATCTAATTTTGACAAAGCTAGAAAAATAAATCCGGACCATATCTCATTCGATGAATACGTCGCGAGAGAAGTTCTTCAGAATGAAGAACAGCAGAAAAGAATGCAGAAAGCCGGAGGAACGGTGTTGCACGGAGGCAGAGAATTCAACGCCAACAACGAGGGAATATATGAGATGAATTTGATAAAATATTAATTAAAAAATATGTACAAACTAACAATCAACGACTGGGGCAAGGTTACTGTTCAAGAATTCGAGAAGATTAAGGATCTCATCGAAGCGGTGATACATTCCGGCCCTGGAGCCATAATCGACATCAACGAAGGAATGATCCATTGGGATAGAGCGGAAGATGAGACAACGAACGAATTTTGGGATTTTGTTGGAAAAGAACAATCCAAGGACTACTTCCGCAAGCAAGGAGCGAAGGGGGCAAGAATCACGAACGCGAAGAGGTTTCGCGGAAAGAGCAAAAAAGAAATTTCAGAAATGATGAAAAAAGTGCGAAACGGAAAGACGGGTTAATCCCCGTTTTTTTTTGTGAAAATATTAAATATTCTTATTCTCTTACCGCGCTTGAATTTAGCTTTGATCTCGGTCGGACAGAACACGAATTCAATTATATCTCCAGTCTTGGGAATCGGGATCTCAAGCGTCCTGAAGGAGTTCAACAATTCAGTTTCGGTCATGGTCAAATCTTCAATCATTTTTGTTTTAGTTAATAATTAACCCTAAATCACAACCTTTTTGCTTAAGGTTATGTCCTCGTCCTCAAGATCAAGCTTGTCAATTATGTCATCAAGAGTAAGGTCACAGTACTCATCCTCCCAATCAGCAATAAAATACAGCCTATTAGAGAACTCAACTACTCCGAACAATATAGGGTCTTTGCTTCTTCTTTCGACTGTCTCTTTTTCGGTTTCTTTCACTGTTTCCGGAGAGTCATAGTGCATAACAGCGTATCCATCGAATAGTCTAACTTTGTCGCATTTTTCTTTTTCGTCCAATACTTTTTTCGGTATGAGCCTTGCGTAATTTTTAAGCGGAGTAAGAGCAATAGGTCTTTCGGTCGAGTTTTTGAACTTATTATATGTTTCTCTGTCTAAAAATATCTTTTTGCCCATGGCCCACATTTCCGCCTCTCTACAGAGAACCAAAAGCTTTTTAAACAATTCTTCTGAAAAAGCTATCTGTCCTAATTTCTCGGCTTCTTTGACTGCTTCTTCAAGCTTTGCGATCCTTTTTTTATATGAATAATCTTTTAAGATCCCCATTTTCTTTTTCATTAATCCAAAAAATATTTTTACAGGCATTTTGCCATTCTTTCTAAAATTAATTGTAGTTCCTTGAGGGGTAATTCCCCAGCCATCACCGGAAATTACAAAAGTAGAGGCCGTTGTTCCAATTGAAGTAAGAAAATTGGATGGAATAAAGTCTCCTGCTCTTTTGTTTAGAAATTCTTCGTTCATTTGTTTTGCTTAAAAATTAATCAAAGTTTTAACGCTAGATATAAGTTAGCAACGGCTTCAATAATTGTTTCACCTCTTGCCTTATTGGGTTCCATTGCACTTCCGCACCTCCATTCTACAGATTTATCTTTTGTGTCTGTTGTTTGATATAATATTTGACATCCAAATCCGCAAGCATCAATTAGTTCTTCGCCGGAGGAAGGACTCGAACCCTCACACAATTCCTAACTAGTATCATGGAATCGCTCTATCCAGTTGAGCTACTCCGGCATGAAGGGGGCGTACCCCCGAAGATTATTTAATCTCTCTGATTAATTCTGGTTGCGTGCTTAGTTTCAATGGTTGGCTGGAGACCATATAGTCGCCTTTCCATTCTACATACGCTCCTGAATCCGCGGTGAAAAAGAATATTCCATCCGTGTTCTCTCCATATGCTCCATCAATATCGGAAGCTTGAACAACGTAGCAAGGAACATATACACCGCTATGATTATATTTTTCTTTGCAAGGATTTCCGTTCCCATCAACCATTTTATCTAATGGTGATAAAAAAGAATTTAACGAACTTACCTTACCTTTAACTGGATAAAAAGCCATAACTTTTCCGTAATTCACGAGATAGATATAAGTCGTAAGATTTTCGTTATCAAACAGCTTAGCTCTCTCTGCTATATTCTTTCTTTCAGATGAGGTTTTAATTTCTGGAATTGGAACGGATTGCTGAACTCTCTTTTGAGTGTCTTCAACTTTCTGGGAATCGCTTTGATATGAGGCTTGTGGAGCTTTAGGAGCCTTTGGAACGTTCAACCAATCGAACCAACCTGCCTTTGCTGATCCTGCGAACATACTCACTGCGATTAATACTGCAATTAATACTTTTTTCATTTTTTTATTTTACTTAATTAAATTAGATTGAAATTCTAACGCTTGAGGAATAAGGCCGTCCTTAAAAATATTTCTATTAGCCATTTGGGATCTTGCATTATATTCGGCGATCATATCTTTGGTATTTCCTTCAAGACCTTGGGCTATCGACCTTAGCCTTGAGTCTTCATTTTTGTCTTCAAAAGTCCATTCTTTTCTTGGTCCGGCGCTTATTTCAAAATCAGCAACTGCTTTTTGCGCTATGGATATTTTCTGATAATTAGCGTCTATAGCTTCCTTTTTGTCCTTAAACCACTCGTAATTATAGATAGCGTTATCTCCGGTCAGGGTTTTATCGATGATTTGATAATTAGTATCAACAATTTTATTGGCACCATACCACGGAATACCTGCTATTTTTAGGCCAAACCCCACAACAGAGATAACAACTAATCCGACTATCGCCAAAATTATAATTCCTAGTTCTTTAAACATACTTTTAAATTTAATTATTTATTCCCCTCCGCTTCGGCTTCCTTGATGTCTTCAAGAGCTATAGTGTCCATATCGCCGTGATACTCTTCCGCTAATAATTCAAGCATCCTTTCTCTGTATTTTGTGTTATAGCTCAAATCTTCGTTCAGATACCCCGCCCTATAAAGGCTGTGGTACTTAGGTAACATTCTTTTAAGTCTGTTCTCAAGGTCTTTGGTGAGTTTTAAAACTCCGTTTTTGATAGTTTCCATAATTGTTTGTTTAGGTTTAATATTTAAAGTTGTTGAAGTGGAATTCGCTTTAGCTATTTCTATTAATTTGTCGATCAGGTATTCTTCGGCAGAGAGGAAGGTGTGGTCGGGATTTCTTTTTCTATAATATTCAATATCTCCGAAGTATATTAATTTATCATCATCCATAGGCCTTAAACTAGTTTCATCTTTATATTTATTATAATTTAGTGCAGATATAGCTTTATATCCCCTTTTTCTCAATTTCTCTAATACTCTCTCAAACAATTCTCTAGTAGGACAATGAATAATGAGTTTTTGGGTTTCAATTAGTTCGAGGTCGGATTTGGGGTAAGAGTTCTCATAATCTCCTGACTTTATATTCCACCAATTTACAATAGATAAACCGGAAATTACACCTTCATTGTTTGTCCACTCCTTCCTCTGATATTCAAATTCAGTTCCATTTTTAAGTCTTACTTTGTCGCCTATTTCCATAGTTTTTATTTATTTATAAAGTTTTTCTCTCTCGTATGTGTTATAAAACTCTGACTTTAGTTTTCTTAAAATTCCCTCCGAACAATCCGCATAATAATCTTTCCACAAATCTTTTATTTTACCATAATCGTCCTCAGGGTCTTTTTCTAGCAAATCTTCCTCTCGGTCGGAATACCACATTGTATCTTTGTACGTCTGTCGTCCCTCAATCCTTCTGATAACCCACCCCAGCCTTTCTAATCTCCCCTGCCTTATTTCGTCTTTCCCTTTGTCCATATGCCATTCTTTCCCGTCGACTTCTATTCCTATTTTTTTTACTGGATCGGCGAAATCTATAAAATATCCACTTACAGGAAATTGAGGAACAAATGGTAGACCGATAACTCTTATATCTTGCCAAACGTTTTGCTCTATCGGGGTAAACCAGTCAAATATCGGCATTAAAACGTAAGGATCGTAGCGCGGATAATTTTTCATAATATAAGAAATTCTAGTTTTATATATTTCTTTTATGATCTCGAACTTGTCCATATTTTTAATTAGAATAATAACAAAATTCATCTTTTACGAGAGCGAACTTTGCCTCACACCTTGTCGCATTTTTTCCCATCCAGTGTCCTTTTTCACACTTCCAGGCTCCCCTTCTCTCGTATTCGATCGCCTTGATATCTTCCGGCATGAATATTCCCGACAGATCGTTTACATTGATCGTCCTTTCGCCTAGTTGAAGAAACTTGGGGCAATTCGGGGAGGTTATTATTGCATTCATTTTTTTTATATTTTCTTCGTCAATCCAGATTTTAAGCCCATTCCGCAAAATAATAGGCTTTTGTTTTTTGGCGATCTCTTGCATCATTTTAAAATATTTTAGCGATTAAGGGGGTTTTTATTTCTTCTTTTTTGACAAATAAAATCAATTTTCCGAGATTTGTTTCCAGTTGATAGGGAGTGGTTATTGTCGGGGCATAAGGCTTCCCGACTATTTCGGGCAAGGCTTTAATCATCGCCTCCACTTTCTGATAAGAATATTTTTTTATCATTCTTTCTAGCGCAGATCGTTGCGTTTTATTACTGAATAATCGGTCATGAGAAGGATTAATGGGTTTGAATAATTCTATTAAAAGTGGTATTTGTTTATTTATTTCGCTTTCGGGGTTATTATCCGCAACGGCCACGTTGCTATTATCTTCCCTTATCTTATCTTTACTTCTCTTATCTTGTACAGGGGATTTTTGGGGATTATTATTTTCCCCAGAATTTTCTTGGGGATTTTTGGGGATTATTTTTTTAAATTTACATTTAGCCCTTTTTTCAGCGGAAATTGACTGATGATTTGTGAAGCCCGTGAACTCAATGCAGTCCTCATACACTTCAATAAGCCCTAGCTCATGTGCGTGTTGTATGAAGCCGTTGATTTCTTTGGCTTTTATGTCGTCGGTCATCGGACAAACGGTCGCTTTTATAACTTTGGCATCGTTTTGGAGCAGTCCATAATCGTCAAGGTGGGGTATCGACCACGTAAAAATAAGTTTTTCTTTCAACGTTAGGCTGTTCACTTGAGATGATAAGCTGATAGATTTATTTAGCATCCTTTTTTGGGCCATTGTTTTGTTTTCTCCTGTTAAAAAATTACACTTGGCTCGATAATCATCTGATACCAATAAATTGTCGAATTGACCTGGTCTCTTTCTGCTTCTGGTATGTTATAACCTCTTTTTCTGAGATCATCCGCTCTAGCAGCAATCCTTGCACTTCCTAAATGATCCGCCCCATAGACGTAAATTTGAATCTCACGGGTGGAGTGCCTCTTCCCGTCTTTTAGCAATTCAAGAAGTTTTTGTGTTTGGGAGATTTTCATTTTTGTTCGTCTATTGATTTATTTTCATAACTAGGAAACGGTGGCACTGTAACTTCCCCCTTAAAACGCTCTGAAACGGCCCGATTTATAATATCCACAATCTCATCAATCTCTTTGGTCTTAAACAGCTGTGTGGTCGATTTTTTACCGTATAGGGCTTTTTGAGTTGGTCGCCAGATGTACTCTTTTAGAAACATCATGCTGGCTGGGATCTTAATGTCTTCCCGGATCAATAGTCTCATGTCAATATCCTTTTCCCTGAATTCATCTGCTAATTGTGTGAGCCATAAATGAAGGGCGTTGTTCTGTAGCTTCGTTCTTGTTTCTTGCACTTGCTTGATAGAAATAATTTTATTTCCTACTTGAACGTCTTTCATTCGGGCCTTAAAAATCATCTCTGCTCCTTGCACGGTTTCGGTATCGATAGCCATTTTTATTTCGAACTCTCTAACCATGTTTTTATTTTAGGTTTTTAATCTTCTTGCCTTCGGCGGTCTAAAACTTCCCTGTTGTATGATCGTAAGTTTTACATTCGGAAGATCTGCGTATAATGATTCAAATAGCTTCCATTTAAGCCTCCAAACAGGAGTAGGCCAGCCCTTCACCTCGCAATATTCAATCGTTCCGTCAAAGTGATAAACGATAAAGTCAATTCTATAGGTGCAAACTAAGTAATTATTCACAATCAGATCAAGCGTTTTCTGGCGGTCATAGCTCTTGATGTCCTTGGCCTTGATTCTTAAATCCAATTCTTGAGCATAGGAAGCTTCAAATTTTGAGTCATAAATATATCCGTTGTAATTGTTCTTTTTTGCTGTTGTCCATTTTTTTTTCACTTGATACATTTTTGTATTTTAGCTTTCTCTCTTGTTAATATTCTTCAACAAACTCCACATCACTTAATCCGAAGCTAGCTTCTTTCGCCTCTTTGCATTTATCTTTTAGAGTTTCAACAAAATACTCTCTTCCGGTAGAAGGACAAATGCAGTTATAATATTTGAACGGTTCTTTAAATCCCTCCACGGTGAAACTGATAACTTTGTGCGTGTTTTTCTTTTCGTCCGTGCCTTCGTCCAAAACTTTGAAATTAGGTAGCGACTTCATTTTAATTTTATCCATTCTCTCATAGGCAACTCTTCGTTGCTCCATATTCTCAATCTTGAATATTTCTTGAGGAGTGATTGATCCATTAGATATTTTTTTCCAAAGCTCCTCCTCAAATCTAATTCCATTAATCATGTATAATCCCCATCCATCTGGGTATTCGATAGCCTTCCCTGTTATGCTATGAAGTCTACTCATGCCGTCTTTTAAGATATGAATAGGTCTTGCACATACCATTACAAAATCACTATTCGGCCAGATATAATTTACTGATTCACATACTTTACGATATGCCAAGGCTTTCTCCATGATATCTTTGGACAGTTCTAATTTGCAAATATCGAAGAAAAAATTAACAAAAGCAACCCCCCAATACCAACCTCCGACCCAAAACTGACCACCTAACCAGCAATGCCAAGATAAAGATACGTTTGTCTTTTTCGCAATATTGATAGACGTTTCCACAGCGCCACGAACAGCGTCACTAACAGCGTCACCAACAGCGTCACCAACAGCGCCACCAACAGCGTCACCAACAGCGTCACCAACAGCGCCACCAACAGCGTCACCAACAGCGCCACTAACAGCGTCACGAACAGCGCCACTAACAGCGCCACTAACAGCGCCACCAACAGCGCCACGAACAGCGCCACCAACAGCGCCACGAACAGCGTCACGAACAGCGCCACTAACAGCGTCACCAACAGCGTCACCCTTTTTTCTCAAAATGGATTCGGCAAGAGAAGCCGCCAATGCCCCGACAATAGGAGAATTAACCCTTATTACCCGTGAAGGATATTTAAGACCAGCCTTTTTATAACAAATCGGCATATATTTATCAAAAGTTTTCCAGTCCGTCTTTCCTGTTTTTAGTCCTATTTTGATCCATTTCTTGGCATAAATAGACATTGACTCCTCTTGTCTTTTTGTTAATTTTGAAATGTATTTATTCATGTTTTTTATTAATTAGTCAATAACTGGCTTCATTCCTTCGTGGGTGTCCTCAATTTGTTTTCTAAGTTCATAAATACCGTCCGCTATTTTAGCTTCTCTTAATCCTGTTTTTTTAAATCCATTTTTCAGCTTTGGCCTCCCAATATTTCCTTTCCCTGTTCTATTTTTTTCAAAACCTTGGCCTAAATTCTTAAACCCATGTTCAGGGTGAAACAAGATAGTATTTTTTGCCACTAAATATCCAAACACGAAACTATCCACCTGCTTGAGATACAATTTTCCGTTATCGAAAGAATGATCATGTCCATGACTGCCCCTCATAATCACCTTGGTTTTGAATTGTTTAAGTCCCTCTGGCAATTTGTCGATCTCAATCAATGCCAGATCGCCATGTCTAATTGCTTTTGTCTTGTTCATTTTTTTTAATTTAATTTTTGTTAGTTCAACTAAAGGAGGGGTTAAATTATTCAACTTCAATCGTATTAAGAATGTCATTTTGTTCTTCTGCCGATAGTGTAGATTCATGTGTGTCTATTTCTTCAAATGGATTTCCTCCCTCGAATAATGCTTGCAAGTTCACTTTACTTTTCTTTACATCTTCCGCTATTTTTGGTTCAAGTTCAGATTTGGGGCTTGGCATAATAGCATATGTAGTCTCTAGTCCGTTTCCGCTCTTCGTAATTGTGATATCATAATCGGCCGGATTCCCCCACTTCGCATTATCTACTAAAGATTTGATCGCATTCATAATTGTCTTCTGTGTTACTTCCATGATCTCAATATCAGAATTTTCATAGCTCCAAACCACAAAAGCCCAAAAATGCTTTACTTTCCATGTTCCATTCTTTTCCGGTCTGATGTCTACCGGTTTCTTCTTTGGAAATTCTTTCATCCTTACCGGCTTGTCTTGTAGATTCCAATATTCATAGCCCACAATCGCAGAAGATATAATTCTGAAATTGTTTTCCCCTTGCACTAACTTGTAATATCTTCCTCCTGATACTGGAACTTCATAACCTTTTTCTAAAAAATCCATAGTTTTATTGTGTTATTTTTTTAATCGCACTGAAATAAAAGAAGTAACATTGATTGATGTGCCGTCCATTGCCACCCCGTCTTTTGCAAGTTTTTCTCCATAGCTTTTGAAAAGTGGTTTTACGATCTGTTCTTTATATAAATCTTTTAGGCCCAGTTCTTTCAGCTTATCGATAACCTTATTTTCATCTATAACCTGCACCGTTTTCTTCTCTCCAATGCTGATTGTGGCTTTGTCAGTTTTTACACTCTTAAATCCGATCTCATTTAATCCCTTAATCATCTCAAGATCTAATGCTTCTTTTTCAGCTTTTAAGGGAGTGATCATCTTGTCGAAATTGTCCTCTAATTCCTTGATATTAGCTCGTAATGACACTAACTTTTCTGCTTGCTGTTGTATTGTCATATATTTTTATAATTTAAAAGTTAAAACATCTTCTTCTCCCGACAATGTGATAATAATAATTTCACCATTTCGGACTATTTCTAATTCTCGATAAAATCTTCCGTCTGAATATTCCTTTATTTCTCCAAACTTGATATTTTCTACTTTGTTTAAATCAATGTCCATAAATTTAACCTTTTTACAAGTGAGAAGAAAGAAGTGATCGGAGGATTAAGGTTATAAACCTCTCTTCTTCCTTCCCCTCATTTGAACCCTAATTTTTTAAATAACCTTTTTACTTATAAATTTTCTGTAAATCTTCACTTAGCTCTAGTCCATATCCGGCCTTCTTCATAAAGTGAATTTTTTCACTTAATGGCAAATTGTCCCAGATGCCGTCTACTATAGCCCTTGTGCTGGCTATCTCTATGGCCCTTTCCATACTTCGAGCCACGTCATCACACTTTCCTACAAATCCCATATTGTCCTCCTTTCTAGTTTTTATTAATTAATGTATATCTCTCTTCATAGTGATTATTCTCACAAACAGAACAAGGAGGGTTGATGTGACAACTGCAAGACTCATCTGTTATATTCGAGCATTCATCACATTCGTCTGTGTCAAAGTGCTTGCATGTTTTACAATCTTTTTTCATAATTTTAAATTAGTTATCTCGCGCTGGAACGTTGCAATCTTCATAGAATTCATGAGAATCTTCTTCAAAGTCTTCTTCGCTTACCTCAACATCCTTTTCAACACTTAAATCGCCCGTAAGAGTCAAGTCACCTTCTACCTTTAACGATCCTTTTATTTCGCCTTCTTTTTTGATTTCCATAAGTTTTTATTTAAAAATTATTAAAAATATAATTATCCAACTCATGATCAGACATAAAACAAGGAATAGGATTATAGATTTAGGTTCTTCTTCTCGGTACATAGTTATAAAATTATTTTGTTACACATCCACCTCTGCTGATAACCAAGATTGATGGCGTTAATAGTTGCTCTAGTTGAACAGTCCACCGAGAACGCACACTCATCTGTTATTCCACCAAGAGGAGGCATTTTATCATTCCACTGGAACAATCCTCGGTCTATACTTTTATTCTTGTTGATATTTATGGCATTAGGATTCAAGGAACTTTCACATTTTGCGAGTTTAACGAGATAATCCGGCCATTTAAAATTAAGTTCGCTTGATATCCGCCTGATCTCTTGTTCTGGTGTCTCAATTAACATTGCAACGGTGGGATAGGCGGAGGTTTTTATGGCCTCCGCTTCTCCGTCCGTTCCTACGATAGCTTCCGTTGGAGCAATCACTTCAGATGCTTCAACCGTTGCGTCGATAGGATATATAGTAAAGTTCCTGATATTCGCTTCGGTTATCTTCGTATACGCTACGTTGCCGAGTATTAGGGCTAACGATAGGGCTAGGAAGATAAAGGTTTCTCGGTTTCTTTTAGATCGCTGAAATTTTGTTAAATTGCCTCGATATACTTTGTTGTGTCTTGTGGGCTTGGATACTAAGATATATCGGCCCATCTTGTAACTTTTTATTTGTATTGACATGAGTTTAAGTTTACCCGTGTCACCCTCACAGTTTTATAAATTAATATATACCAAGCGTATGATGATATTTTTGATGTGCAGACTTACTTTCGAAAAGCATTAAATTTTTAGGATCATTGTCAGTAATATCTCCACAATGATAATGCTTTTGTCCTTTGATTGATTCGCTAATTTTTCTTTTGGTTTCCTCGGAAAGCTTTTTTCCTAAATTTCTTTGTCTTGATTTTTCTTTATTTTCCTCCGACACTTTACGACCTTTGTTCCCTTCACTTATTCTTTTTCTGGTTTCTTCTGAAAGATGTTTTCCCCACATTGGATGATTTTTCCCTTTTTTAGCTAAACTGTTTCTCCTTCTATGCTCTTCTGATTGTCTCTTTCCCTTTTTGGCTAAACTTATATTTTTTCTATGCTCTTCGGTAAATTTTTTACCTTTGTTTGATTCTCTTAATTTCTTTTTAGTTTCTTCTGTTCTAACGTAAATTCCTGTTGGCATACATTTTTCTTGTTATCTGATTTTTTTAGCCGTCTTCTTAATCATTATTCTTTTAACTGTTTTCTCTATTTTTATTATATCTTTTGGATCAAATCTCCCCTCTCTTATCAGCCTGTAAACCTCTTGTCGGCTTTTGCCTGATTTAAGGGCATATTCATATACAGGAATGTAATCGGTCGTGTTCATAATGTTTACATTGTTAAATACTTTACTTATATATCAAGTATATCATACATATAGTTTTGTGTCAAGCGGGTTATCCACATTGTCAAAAGATAACTGATGGCGATCTCGGCTCTTCCGGCAGATCGAATAATTTCTGCTATCCCTTTTTTAAAAAGAATCTTTCAAACTTTCCGTCCGGCTCGCTTACAAGTTTTTCTTCATCTCTTAATTCTCTGCACCTTTTAGAGCTCTCGCTTCCAAACATTGTGCTTTTATAAATCTTGGAAAATTTTAATAACTCCTACCGGACATCTTAGCCGGAACGATAGAGCCAAACTCTTTTATAAATTCAATTATCAATTCTTTTTGTGTCATCTTTTCCATTTAATAAATAATCATTAGCGTCGTGATCATATTCCCATTTATATATTAGATTGATTAAATTAAAGCATATCGCAGATTACATATCCGCAACGCCTACACTTGTCTGGATTTTGAAGTTTGAGCGGATTCCCCCACTCGTGCCCATCGTGTTCACATCCTTCCTTGCAATTAGTATTCGGACAAAACAAGTTAGTTCTCTGTTCTCCTGTGTTTTCGTCATATCTATTTATTTTCTCAATTTCCATTTCCGATCCACAATAAATGCAATATGTCATAGGTTTTTATTTATTATTGATTATTTAGAAAGATTGATTGATTAAAATAATGGATGTTGTTTAAGACGTTCACGAGCGATGTTGCAATACTTCTCTGATATTTCTATTCCGATATAATTGCGATTAAGTTCTTTGCAAGCTACTAAAGTTGAACCTGAACCACAGAACGGGTCTAATATTGTATCGCCAACATTTGCTTGTATTATTTTTGCCATAACATCAACAGGCTTTTCTGTCGGATGTAAATTATTCCCTGTTCTATTTCCTGTAATTACATCAGGTATTCTTTTGATAAATTCGTGTTGTTCCATTGGATAAAATGCTATCGCTTCCCATTGTCTTCCGTGTCCGTGTTTTAAATCTCCCATAGACCAATCATTTTTTATCCAGCATAATACACTTTTAGGCTTTGGAAGTTCGGCGATATTATCCCATCTGCAAAATACATAAACTGCTCTTTTCGCTATTCTAAAAAATTCGCTTAAAGCTTCTGCGGGGTATTTATCGTCTCCTACAATTTTATCGTGCTTGTTTGCTCTATAATTACTTTGAAATTCCATTCCATACGGGGGGTCTGTCAAAACCAAGTCTATACTTTTATCGGGAATCTGCTTCATAAACTCAAGGCAGTCGGCACAGTGAACCTTATTTATCATCTCGATTAGTTGCATTGTTTTTATAATAATTTATTTATATCTTGCACAATGTCAAACGCTGTTTCTCCGTCACGATATTTATTTTCCGCAGTATTTTTCTTAATCATTCCCATTATTGTATTTTTTTGTTCTTGTAACTTTCGCATAAAACGAGGACTCATTAGTTCGGCTACGTCTTGAATGATGTTAAAATTTGGTGCTCTAAACCAGTTTCCGTGTGCTTCATTATCTAAACAATCCTCAATCCATTCTTTTATCTCTTCTTCTTCCATGTCTTTATTTATTTCCATTGTTTTTGGGTTAAATTATAAAAATATAAGTTCCAACTTTTGCCGAATTTGTGTTTTTGCTTTTTTAAAAGTTTATATGTTTCTTTATTTAATCTAAAGCAATAACTGTTATATCTGATTTTCTCTTCCTTCATAATTGTAATACTATAGGTAATGCTATAACCCAACCCCTTCAAGCCGTTTCCTTCTCTGTGTTGCTGTAATCTAGTCTTATTGTCCCTGTTTGTGTTCTAGCTTCTGTGATCTTATTGCTTCCTCTAAAAAGTAGAGGTCTTGTGAGCTTTCTTGTGTTGTGTAAAGTGTGTAAATTAACACGACGTGAGGTATCCGTATTGTTTAGCTTGCCCCCGCTAATTATTTATACTCGCTCCGGTTATCCAGCTAACGGAATGTTGCACGAGATTTTAAATGCAAAAAACACCTAATAAATTAGGCGTTCGTTGCATCAAAATTGAATATACCATAAAAGTATGTTCAACTAAACTTTCAAATTTTGAAGTCTTTATGAGCATAATTAAATGATAATAAACAACTTTGAATATCATCAGTTTATCATACAATTTTTAATCTGTCAATACCCTGCCGGATTTGGCGATGAAACAAAAAACTAGCCTAAGTTATAACAAGAGAATTATAGTTTTTTAGGCTCAAACAAAAGGTTAAAACAACAAATAATTTACTAGTATAATCTATTATACAACAAAAATATTTAACATATGTTAATCTCGTTTTTTACACTTAACAAAAAACAGGTCAGCGTGTGATCCCGTTTCTTGTAAATGAGGTTGATTCCCTGATTAAATTATACCCCCGACTTCTTGAAAAGGTCAATACCGGCATAATAAACTTTTCTTATAAGGCCCGCCAGCACTATAACCTCGGCAACAAAAGTGAACGCCATATCCACGAACGCACCGAACTTAGATTGATCGAGGTCGAGTTCGTACTGTTTGGCAATAAAGATCAGAACGGGCAAAATACCCAAGATCACACCGCGCGCTGTCATTGATAACTCATTAGGATCGGCAGATGACATCACAACCGAACCGAACATTTGTTTCACTGTCATAGTTTTTAGATTAATGATTAAATATTAAAAAACTCTCTTAACGATAACTTGCTTCCCCCGTGAACAACATAATATCCCTCGGTAGTCGGATCGAATGCTTCCGGTTCTTCGTTCAATGGTTTTCCAATCTTTTTAAAATGGTCCTTAATCTGAATCAGGGCCGGAACGTCAGGAATGTTCCAAGAGAACTTTAGAGTTTCTTCCGTGAGATAAATGTCTCCTGCATACTTTTTTAGTTTCATTTTTTTATTGTTAATTTGTTTAGGCGTTACCAAAATTTTCATCGTATAGGGAATGTAATAATTCGCTGATAGATATTTTTTAAATGGTTCATACGAATCAAATATTTCCTTATACTGATCGACTTTGTAGA